TCATCAAATATAAGAAACAAAAAAATAAGAATGATTTCTTATGCTACTAAAATAAAAAAATACATAAAAAATAAGAAAATAAAACATCTGATTTGTTTAGATCTAATGTCTTGCTATATCTCATCTTTAGTAAAAAAACTTACACTATTCTCAACAATCAAAACATACTCATGGTTACATTTCGCTATCGACAATTTATATAGAGAAGACTATCTGTTAAAAGTAGACCGTCATTTGGCTATAAGCTCAGGGATAAAAGAGCAACTTATAGCAAGAGGTATAAAAGAAGAAAAAATAGCATTAATCTTTAATCCTATTAATGAAAACAAAAACATTATAAAAAGAAGCCATGGTAGCCATAAGAATTTTATTTATGTAGGTAGAATTATGGCTTATGGGCAAAAAAACCTAACAGAATTGATCCAATCTCTATCTCTGGTTCAAAAAGAATGGACCCTTCATCTGATTGGAAATGGTAACAAAAATGAGCTTGAACAATTGCAAAGAATCATTAATACCCAAAGAATACATAATCGTGTTGTATTTCATGGATGGCAGAATGACCCTTGGAATTTTATAGAAACTAAGATTAAAAAAGTGGATGCTTTATTTTTAACCTCAACTCTTGAGGGCTTTGGTATGGTTTTAGGGGAAGCTATCTCAAGAGGCATTTTTTGTATTAGCTCTGACTGTCTATCAGGCCCATCCGATATTATAAATAGAGATAATGGATTTTTATATACTCCTGGTAACATTGATGAATTAGCAGATAAAATAAAAAAACTATATTATTTTGAATATCCCAACTATATAACAATAAAAGAGTCTATTAGTAAATTATATAGTAAAAATTATATTATTAATCTTATTAGTTTCTTAAACAAATAGAATATTTCCCCTAGATTTAATCTAGGGGTGGTTTATTCTAATCTAAGATAAAAATTTCGGTAATTGTTGACTATGATGCTTTTATTAGCATCGTATTATTACTTATCATAGTGAAATAAAAATAATCACCTCCAGTTCCCGGAACAAAATACCATAATTAAGTGAAGGTACTACAACAAATTGTACATTCCAATTCCATGTGTTTTTTATAGTTAAATAAGCTCCCAGAATATTTTCATAAAATTTAATAGATTGACCCTGCCCAGCATTTCTTTTCCAAATCAATCCGACTCTTTGATATCTTTTGGTCTTATACCGCCCGTCACTTTCCTCTTTTGTGTAGCTACTTCCAGCCGTTGCATAGTGTGTCACTCATAAATGCGCTCAGGAATAGAAACACCAAAGTAGTTATAAAGAGTCTTAAGTACATTAGGCTCAGGGAACGGCACAAACTTAATAAAGTGAGACTTGTGATACTTACGCCCACCAATCACATAATAGGTCGGCTTGTAGAAATCCATGCTAGCAGGATCTTGAACATTGGCGTCCGTTAAATCAGGTGTTACCCATTGTGGATCAATCTGTTTAATCCCCTTGTACATCCCTTTGGTCACACCATCGATATTAAACGGGTTTTCATACCACTCTTTCGGGTTTGATGTCTCCACAACGAATAATGCTAAACGACCACCGTATACACGCCCAAAGTGAACCAGCTCTTTAAGCTGATGTGTAATGCGGTATTTTTTATCTCGTTTGCGAAGCTTTTTACTGATAGCACGATCATCATCGTTATCACAATCAATATCGTAACCCTGACGTATTGCATCACGCGCGGGCATATTACAGGCTTTATCCACCAGCCAGTGTTTAGCGATAACCGCACACATATTGTTGCCGATAAACATTTGTAAGGCATACCATGAGACCTGTGACTCTGGCACACCGTAAACCTGCTCACCTTTAAATGAGGGCACATAGCTATCAATGCTATCCATCGCAACACCTGCAATTGTGGGTTGGAGTAAATTAATCCCATCAAAGCCTTGTTCTCGCGCCAGCGCAGGATATAAGTCAGTTGTGAATGCTGACCGTTTAACCGGTGCGAGTGGTTCTGTTTTTCGCCTCTTAAACGGCCACCACATAGAATTACCTCTTAGTTGTGAAGAAACTACCGCTTCTTTTCTCAGGAGATTTAAGAATGACTAAGCCATCAGCACAGTTTGGAGACTTAGCACCGTTAGGTTTTTTTATCAACGACGATTTTACCTGCTGAGTTTTTTGTGTACGTTGGCTGGCAGAGTTCGGAAGTTAATCTCGATAAAGATGACATTTTTGAAGATAACGAAATAATCTCATCAGGATCATATTTCATACCATTAACAGCTCTATGGGTATTTAAAAACAATGTCCGCAAATGCCACCAAGATTGAGATTTAAAGTTTTGGAAAAAGTCCTTATTCGTAATATTTCTACCGCTGGCATCTTTCATTAAAACCTTATCCGGATTTAGTACACCAGAGCTTCCTTTGTAAGCAGAAAAGGTAACAGGATTTAAACCAGCTAACTTCCGTTCTTCATTGATTTGTCTTGAATCACCACGACAACCGGCACCAATACCATCAGCATCATATAGAACCTCACTACAACCATAATCACTGGCTAAATTGATTGCCTTAACCACGGTTTGGTAGATATCAGCACCTTTCCCACTCCACTCTTCACAAGCATCTACCAATATTCCTTTACCTGATACAAAGGCATTTTTATCTATACCTTCGTCAGCTACGTCAAGAGCACCAAGGCGCTTACCTGTTGGTTCAATTCCCAACTTGATATGTGCGTCTATTGCAGACTGTATCCATGCAGAAGGAATAATCACCCCTTCAACGGATGCGTTGTAATCTATATCTATTTCTTGAGCGACTGTAACGGGATCTAAAACTTCAACCTGCTTGTCGTACCATGCTTGGTCTTTCCTTGGGTCTTCTCTCCAGTGGAATGTAAATACTGGTATTTTTCCGCTATGCCTACGGATAGCGAAGCTATTAGCATTTCCATTTGGCGTTGAAATATCTTGTCTGCAGTTAGTTGTGGCTGATAAAGAAGCGTCAATAAGAGATGGCCGTTCGAGGAAAGCGGATTCATCAACAATATAAAAACTTACGCGATCCCCTCGCCCAATACCATCACCACACTCACCCGATATGATTGAGTCAGTATGAGGAAATTTTATTCTCATGTGTGGTGCGTCTTTGTTTCTATTCCAACCAAAACGAAATTCAGCCGGCAGATAAGACATAAAGATACGGGCTTTCTCTAACAGTGATTTAGGTACCCCGATTTTATCGACATACTCTTCTTTACGACTGCCTATACCAACACTAATACCACGATTGAAATTACATACAGTGCAAGATAAGCCGACCGTTAGCCAACTCATACCCATATCACGCGTCTTTTCTGTAATACCAGGCTCTTGCCCTTTCCATCGTTCGATAAACCATTCAATCCATTCTTCTTGTCGAGGAAATAATAAAAATGGGATATATGACGGTAATCCTCTCTCAGGGTTTCGTGGGTCATACGTCATTCCCCAATCAATAATAAATTGGGCTGGATTATCTTTGTAATAAGCGTTGAGGGCTGGTATAGCTTCTGGATTTTGGCGAATTCGTGTTAATCGTTCCATTCGCCATTCAAATACCTGCGGGTAGTCAGGATTTTTAAAATCAAACGGGAATGGGATAGGCATAACATACAACCTTGTAAAAATATTAGATCATTATAAATTCTTATAAATCGAATATTGGAGGTAATTCCATGTCTACAATGACTGATCCATATGAAGGACTGATAAGTTATCAACAAGCTTTAAATGATAAATTAATTTCACCATCACCATGTTCTTTATACAAAGATATGACTATTTATCATGATGTTGCTGAAGGGAATCAAAGGTTGACTTTTGCCATAATGGATAATGGAATAGTTAAAGCAACCGCAGTCTATGTTTTTGCCCCAAATATAGATGGTATTCCTTGCTTTGGCATTGGTTACTCTGTAGCAGAAAACTATAGAAAAAAAGGAATAGCAACTGAAATTGTTACCAATAGCATCAAGGAGTTCAGCCATGGAATGAAAGGTAAACTACCTTTATTTTATATAGAAGCAATTATTGATTTAAATAATATTGCATCACAAAAAGTAGCATTGAAAACCATTAGTAACACTCCCAAAGAAACCATTGATAAGATATCTGGTAAGCCTGCATACCAATTTATCAAGCTTGTTAAAAATAGCTAAATTCTTTGCTATTTAACATAATAGTGCTTACACGCCCTACCGAAAATCAACTGAGTGTATTTTCTATGTGTAAGCGCTATTTATCTAAGTTATCTATTGAAATGGGTACAATTTAGAATGAATAAAACGTGCATAAAATAGGTGTGATTTTGCATAGCCTAATTTTTCAATGAAACCGCTATTTTTATCAATTTACCCCATGATTTGCTTATATGTGTCAGATGCTTCTTGAGGTGACAAGTTAGCTATCTCTGTTTTGATAGGTCCACCATCGGCACCCGTTAATTCCGTCTTGTTCTTCAGCATACCTAAATGCTGTGCAACCATCTTAAGCGCTTCATCTTGATTACGAGTAATAACCTCGACACCAAACTTACCTTCTTTTACGCCAGCAAATACTCGACGCGCTGGCCCTGTTAAATCACGCGTATCATGGAAATGCGCACGGCCAATACCGGCACCGTTACAACGAGGGCAATCAGGATTTGGATCTAATGTTTCATCGTAACCATAACCGCCCACATCTTGTGGAGGCGGTTTATTGGTTGTGAGCGCTTTTTTAGTAGCATCTTCAAACTCTATTGAATCACGCCACTGGTAATTGAAACCAAAGCCCCAACAATGACGGCAACATAAGCGTCGATATTCGGTCAGCTCGTTAACGTCTGCCGTTGCGATATCCCACCATATTTTTAATACGGCATCTTGGGTTATCTCTGTTCTGCGTTCCCGTTCTGCTAATGCATCAGTGATTGCTCGTGAAACCTTAGCATTTCTTAGCATGCGAGTAGCATTTACATAAGCTGTATTTCCTTCGCCTTTATAACCGGCTCGCTTATATGCTCCTGTTCGATTTAAGTCGATAAGGTATTCACTAACAAATTTAATCTGTTGTTCAGTTAGCCCGTAATTGCGCAGACTAAAGGTGTTTTCATCATCATGCGCATTACTTGATCCATTACTATGCGCAGTGGGTATATCACTATTGCGCATTGGCTCTTTTGCGCATTCTTTTTTCTGCGCAGTGCGCAATTTCTTGTGCGCAGTTTTTTGCGCATTCTGCGCACTGGATATTTTGATATATCGTCGGGCTGTTGCGTAGTTTAGTTCCTTTAGTTCGCACCACTCTTTAGGGGATATTCCTGTTATAGCATGTTCGGCGAGGAACTGTTGTTGTAGCATCCCCCAATCCGGTTTTGCCATTATGTTTATCTCCTTTATTAACTAAAAGACCCACTCAATTTTGAGTGGGTCTTTTAGTTAACATGACATTAAAATTCTGGAGTAATAAAGTGAAGTTATTAGAAATCACCTTCCACATGATGAGCATACATATCATCTATTTCACTTTCATCGTTTTGCTCCAAAATGGTGTTTAATCTTTTAGAACTCAATTTAGGCCAGTTATCTGTGGCACTCATGACCATGAAACAATTTTCATCGTTATTGTTTCTAATCATTGCCCACCCTAACTCTGACAATTCATTATCCACTTCGACCAAAAAACTTTCTCTCAAAGAGTTACGATGAGACATCTTCCTCAGGGTACTATTTGAAACTTTATATCGAGTAATTGATTTACCCTTTTCTGTTGCATATAAGAATGCATTGAGAACTATTAACTTAGCGACTGCTGATGCTGATAAATTTTTTTTCATTTTAACGACCTAAATAGTGGTATTTGAGGATCGATTAGCATTTTTTTTTGCTTATCGGTAATATCGGGGTTCCGCCCCTACACAGAAATGTACAACACGCCAAATACGGTGTCAATATAGATAAATAACAATAAATAACACCTAATCAACGATAAATAGTAAACTTAAAGGCTTGTATTTAGTTATTGCATTCAGCTTTTATATACTCCTGCATCCTTTTAATCATTTGCTCTGACTGTGCAATTCGCTCTCTGAGTAACCAATAATTTCGGATAGCGGTGTCAGTAGGTCGGGCGGTGGTTGCATTAGCCACGCCGGAGGTGGTAGCGCCTTCGGATTTTGGACATTCGGCTTTGATGTACACCCTGTTAGAATTACGCTCAGCGCTAACACGCAACTGGCTAATTTCAGACATTGCATCGCTGAGTTCCTTAGTGTGTTTTGTATCGAGTTCGTTTAATTTAGTGATACGAGATTGATATTTATTGTTGATTTCGATTTGCTGGGAGAGTTGGCTAGTTGCTGTGTTGTAGTCTTTGCTCAACTTGTCGTAGTCATCTATTACCCACCAGAGCCAAAATGCCAACACCACACAACTACCAGTGAGTAATTTGGTGATATTCATAGACGTTACGCCGGATATGATTTCCACGTTAATTGAAAATGAGGGCCATCTTTGAATGAATCCCAATTTCCCCCCCACTCAACATCAATGCCAAACTCTTTACCAGCTTGGATCATCGCATCAGCCACTTTTTTAAAGTATGACCACTCTTGCCAAGGTATTGAGCCATTCACAATAGGTGCACAATCCACTGCATGGCCAGTAAGATGCCGGCTATTCATCGTTCGACTTTTACCATTAATGACCAACTGACGTTGACGAGCTTCATTACGCGTTCCTTCAATAACCATAAAATCAACATCGGTTAATTCAAGTGCTCGTCGAGTTATTTGACTAAATCAGGATGAACACCCTGCATATTCTTTTCACTACGTTTACTAAACACATATTTCGACATTACTTATTTACTCCAAGTTTATTTTTAATAAATATGAATATCGTATCGAGAACACGACTTAACTTTTTAGTTCCAAGAAAGCCAATCATAGCACCACAAAATTCAGCCAATGATGTCCATGAGTCAGACAAGCCCATATAATGAAGCCCTAAATCAAACGCACGAATAGCACCAACAGTTAAAGCTCCACACATCACAGCTTCCGCAAATGATTGCCGAGTTGTATTTCCCTCTCGACGTTCGCGAATAAACGCAATAAAAATTGCTAACGTCACACCACTTAAAAAAGGCAAATTAATTTGTATCCAGCGCAAAAATTGCGCCCAGAAATCAATATTTTTTTCAGGCATACGCATACGCCCCCCCATTGGAGTGTTCCATTTGTTTTATTAATTTTGATAATATAGGGTTACCACATATTTCCTATGGATAGATTATGAAAAGCATTATATTTTATGAAATAAATAGACACTTAAACAATATAATTAAAATGATAGAGCCAATAAAGAAAATAAAGAAAACACTATTGTATCTTCCTGCCATTTATGGAGTGTTATCTGTCATAATATATTGTAATAACAACAACATTAAATTTATTGACTTGATAAACATAAAGATAATAACCACCATTGGTATATTTACAATAGCATTCACCTTTATCTATATTATATATACTGGGTTATGTTTTCTTTTAGCTCTAGAAAATGAAAAAACACTCAACAAAGACAGTCAATATAAAAATCTGACTGATATATCTAAAATAATTATTTATCTATCCATATCAGCATGTATTTATAACATAATAAATTATGATGACACATCTATTCCTTTAATTGTGATAATCATTTCTTTATTCATAATACCTGCCATTATAACGCTAAAAAAATCATCAAAAGCAAAATTATATAAAATAACATTTTTTCTTTTTCTAACAACCATAATCATTTTTATATATTTATTAATATTATATTCATTAACATTAGTGTCTAATAACTCTAATAATGAGAGTTTTCATTATATAATATTTTTATATGGGATCTTGTATTTAGCACTGATGATTATAATGACTAGTTTCAAAGATAAAATAAATAGCTCAATTTTCTTATTTACTTTAGGAATAATTCTTCTTACCCCAGTCCTATTACAAAGTAACTTTCAAATAAAAGCATCAGGAATAGGTTATGAATATAGGTGCTACTCCAGTAATGAAATTACTTCGTTAGGCATACCAAAAAAATTCACTACCCCTATATCTGAAATTACCAGTAAGGTTTTCATCTTAGCAAAAACAGATGAAATAATGTATATAAAAAAAGATTCAGATAGTAAAGAGTCTTTACGAATAACAACTTTGCCTAAAATGGAGTTTACTTGTGTAGAATAAATTATTTATATATCAAGAATAAAAAACCCAGCGTTTAGGCTGGGTTAGTTGGTCACCGTATAAAAACGGCAATTTATACTTAAATAGTGGATCATTGGCTCAAAGAAGTCAACACGTTCTTGCTATTATTTTTACTTTTCCACTCTTTTTCTCGTTTTTTAAATGCATCTTTTAAATGTGGGTAAATTAAATATTCGGCTGAATTAATTATGTCCTCAATTTCTCTTCTGCATGTAGACATCGAGGGTTTTCTATATTCTACCGTTCTATTGCGCCTAATCATTTGTCGCGGTTTTGCTATATTGTGGTAATAACGAGCAATAGCGCGATCTGAACTACCGAAGGCATAACGCAGTAACAAGAGCGTAAACGCTATTCTGTCTATGTGATAAATTTTATCGACCACTTTAGCGATCAACATACCATCGTCGTCATTGCACATTTCTCGCTCAGGATAATCACGCCTTTCTACTGTCGCCATAAATTCAGCAATAATACTGCTTTGCTTTTTTTCTATCCTCCCTTAATATACCCATGCTCCAAATTTTGATAACCAAGGCTGGATCCATGCAACCTGATCATCATCAAGTTTTAATCCATCTGATATGCTCTTTATACTCGACATACTCGTAACTCCATTACTTCTTGCTTAGTCTATTCTAATAACTCAATCTCGCTACCATGAATTTCTTGCCATGATTTAGGTGATGCATGCAAGCCGGTTTCATAACACGCCCTATGATGTGGCGGACACAGTGGTAAATCTGTATGACTGGCTCGTTGTGCCATTCCCTGCCCTGTTCTAACATGATGTATTTCCGCTCTACTTGCCCCAAGCCCCATATTGCGACAACAAATACAACCCAGTTCCGCTACACCTGATAGCCACTGTCTTTCTTCTTTAGTCTTTGATTTGCTCATTGGTCTTGCCTCTATGTGAAACTTAATAATTGAGATACTGCATTTTCTACAGCTTTTTGAGTGGAGAATTGCTTACGAAGGATAAAATTCCAAAGCACATCAAGTGTGGCTTTGTAGAGTTCGGTAAATTGTCAGTTTGAACCCTACGGTTATATTTATCCCAATGAAAAAAATTGTTTAATTGATAAGGAATTACTCGCGACCAAAGGGAAATTTGCAGAGTGCTATCCAGTGGAGGGAATTATTCGGGTAAAAAGTTGATTAAGCATAATCAGTTTTTACTTTTCGTTGTTATTAGCATGGTGGTTTATTCAAGACCAATGGGTGACCACCATGAAATTATTAACACCTTGGAAACCAGGGAACCAAGTATTAACAAGTTTTGATATTAAATTAGGTCTGTTAGCGTTCAGTGTAAGAAATAGACCATGCACTGACGCTGAAATCAAACACTCCTGTGATACAGCAGACCGACTTATTTTATTAATGATGAGGCAAGACCAAAATGAGCGGAAAACTGATGAAAGCTAGTGCGTGGGCTAAACGAGAATTTGAAATAGGTTCTATTCCAGATAATAGAACCATAAAAAAATGGGTAGAAGCTGGCTTATTAAAAGGCAAAATCGTTGATTGTTCTGTTTGGATATATTCATCCGAACGTTGGGGTATCGAGTCCGTTATTTCTTCATGTGTCGATGAGTTAATAAGGGCTTCGTGATATGGCCAGTAGACCAAGAAGAAAGGAATTTAGGCATCTACCTGACTTTCTGTATTACGATTCATCTAAAAAACAGTATCGCTTAACGCTGACTAATGGTATTCGAAAATGCATTGGTGCTGATAAAGTAAAGGCTATCGCAATAGCCAGAGAATACAACAATATTATGCGACCAGAAAAATGCGTTTCTGTTAACTCATTAATTATTGACTCGGGAGGGCAATATGGAGAGGCACTCCCTCTCTCAGAACATTTAGATAAGTTATTTTTGCGGATCACTAATGATGAGAAACCATCAGACAGTACACTTAGTAACTGGGTTAATGACTTAGAGAGAATTAAGATCTTTTTTAAAGATATCCCCGCAAATGAAATCTCACTGGAACATGTAAATGGCTATATTAATGAATATCATGCCGATGCTTCTGCTAATGTACAAAATCGTAAGGTAAGCTTTCTAAAGAAAATTTTTAGTTACGCAATGGATGAATCTCTTATGTTTGATAACCTAGCTGAACGTAAGAAAATGAAAAGAGTCGATGGGAAAAAACGTAGAAGATTATCTTATGATGATTTTCTTAAAATTAGAGCGTCCGCAGAACCTTGGTTAAGAACAGCAATGGATCTGGCATTACAAACAACACAAGCAAGGCTTGAAGTATCACGCATAAAATACAATATCAAAGCCCCCAAAGAAGGCATCTGTGGGTGTTTATGGTATGAAGAACCCTTAAATGGAATATACGGGATGATTTATATTCACAGACAAAAAGTGCAACATAAAGAGGCATCTCATATTGCGATCCTCATAGGCAAAGCACTTAAGGATATTATCGATAATAGCCGTGACAATGTGGCAAGCCCCTTATATTGTGCATAGACTACCTACTCGTATTCCAAATAAGGTGAGTAAAGAAGTGAATCATCCAACACAAGTTGCACCTGATTACCTTAGCCGTGCATTTTCAGCATTGCGTGATCGAGTGGGCGTTGCTAGTCATTTGCCTTTAGATGAAAGACCAACCTTTCATGAAATAAGAGCATTGGCGGCCTTTATGTTTAAACAACGTGGTTTTGATCCACAAGCTCGAATGGCTCACAGTGATGCAGAGTCAACCAAAATTTATACAGAAAACCATGTACAATGGGTTGAAGTGCCACATTGTGAGATAGCATAAGTTGTATTAGTTCAGATTTGAGCTAATACAGGTATGATATAGAGTCGATTCTAATTTGACAGACTGTTCTGTGCCAGAAACGGACGTTACTAATACCAATGTGTAATAAATTAATAGGAGCACTCATCCGCTTTAGATCGACTGAAAACGATGGTATCAGGCTGAAATTGTAAGATAATGCGTTTTAACAATGTGTTTAAGGCTAAAAATAGATAGAAATCTACATTTTACGTCATAAATGTTCGATATAACGCCAACACGGTGTTCCCAGCAACAATTATCCTAGTCAGGAATTTTTTGAAGTGATGATTAATTTTCCTAACTATCGAGCCCCTCACATATCCATTGAAAGTACTTGGCGTACGTCATCAGGGGTCAATACGGATGCTTCTAGGTACTCAGGATGATTCTGTAAAATAAAGGTTAGTTTACTCAGAATCTGTGCCGGTATTTCCTTCTGATCAATAATTTGGGCCGAATCTAGCATGATGCGGCCTAATCTTATTTCAAGGGTCACAAATCGGTTCCACTCGGGGCCGTTAGAGCATAGGAGATCGAAAAGAATTTTACCATTTTCACACTCGCCCAGTAGGCCAGTGAGTTTCATCTCAATTTCGTTGACTGAAGACAACGGGTTCTCGTAGCTGGTTGCCATAACGACAGCTTTAAGAGATCCTGAGACGTTAACTCTGGTAATTTCAAACAATATACAAATCCTTGATTATTTGCCACGCTTTAGTGGCTTTAGTCATTAGTCGAGCCATATCGGAAATCATGCGACTGGTATCAACTACTGTTTCCATGTGAAACACAGCATGACGTTCCTGATTCCAGAACGTATAAGCATCATTGATGATATTAACCTGTTCAGGCCTGAGAGTATTCGCATATTGTAGTTTCAAGGTGTAATTTAAACCAACTTTATCGAAAAAAGGCCCGAATCCTAAAGGTTGCTGTACAGACATGCCAAATGCGTACATCTTATTCTTTAAGACACCCTCAATGGAGCGAAGTTCCGGGTAGAGCAACATGCAGTAGTCTGGTAATTTAGGGGCGGCTAGCTTAACACACAGACCTGAAATGAGCAATTTTTCAGCGGCTGCGTGCAAGCAAGGATAAGCATCACCCATTATAGACTCCAGATTAGCACGGGCTACTTCCTGTTGAACGATGTTTGCTTTACCATCATCTTGGCGGATTAACACTTTCTCCAGACCTTGCAAATTAAGCAATTCTGCTATGTTGAAAATGAAAACCCGATAGCAGGATAGTGGACGGCCCTGAATCTGAAGCTTGCCTGTTGTGGTGTGCAAGGTAACTGTCAATTCATCCTGGTTGGTAGTAGAGGTGATTTTCCACATGATGGAGTGATGGTTACGAAGGTGTTCCCTGAACTCAATATGTGTTTCTTCTGCTGATAATTCAAGCACAGGTAAAATTGTGTTCTCCACGAATCCTTCTAAGACCATATTTACATGTTCAAATTCTGCAGGATTAATTGTTTCAAAAAGGTAATCAGCAAGCTCCTTGCCTAGAGGCCGATTAGCCCCCGTAAGATACTGAACTGTACATGAGCCATTGCCGTTGTAGAAAATATTAACGGTTGCGAAATTTTCCCCTATTTTCGCGAATGTCACTCGGAGTCCGGGTCTTTGCCCCGGCATTGGGCCAATTGACTGAACTGTATACGCTCTAGTTTGAATGAACTGCCTACATTCAGTTTCGATGTTAGCCCTGTCCAGATTTAAATCCTGATAACTTCTGACTGTCAT